CAAACACATCGTAGCTCTCAACACCTATACTGAACCATTCCTGGCACTCAAGGCCAATGACCAGCGTAGCATCATTGAACAACTGCTGGGCATTACCTTGCTGAGCGAAAAAGCAGATCGACTAAAAGAAGCAAATAAAAACACCAAAGATGCCATAACCAAAGAAGAGTTCAGGATCAAGGCTGTGGGTGATGCCAACCGGCGAATCGAAGAACAAATAGAAAGTCTCAAACGCAGACAAACACTCTGGAATACCAAACATGAAGAAGAGATTGCAAAAATACAGGCGGGACTCCAAGAACTACAGAGAATCGACATCGAGGCCGAGATTCAGGCACACCAAGCACTCAAGAATTGGGATCAGCTCCGCAAGGACCTCAATGAGCTTTCGTCGGCGATTGGTCGCACGAAACTGGACCTGGGTCGCGAAGAAAAAGCCGTTGAACGCTTATCAAAGGATATCGTGGCGTTGGAAAATCATACGTGCTCCACTTGCGGGCAAGAGTTCCATGACTCGAAGCACCAACAGGTCTTGGGATCAAAGCAGAGAGAATTGGCGGGAGCAAAATCGAATCAGGAATCGCATGCTGCCCTCTTGGCTGAACTACAGTCGGCTCAGCTGGGGCTGGGCGACCTGGGCCTAAAACCCCAGACATTTTATCCTACAGAATCCGATGCCATACACCATCAGGCCACTGTGACCAATTTGGAAAAACAGCTGGTATCGAAACAGGCCGAACAAGATCCTTACACTGAACAAATAGCAGAAATGCAGGAAAAAGGTGTGGAAGAAATCAGCTACGATGTCATGAACGAACTGACCAATCTTAGAGAGCACCAAGAGTTTTTGTTAAAGCTACTAACAAATAAAGATAGTTTTATTCGTAAACGCATCATCGATCAGAACCTAAGTTATTTAAATGCCCGCTTGGGACAGTACCTGGACCGTATTGGCTTACCACACACCGTTAAGTTCAACAATGATCTTAGCGTAAGCATCACGGAACTGGGAAGAGATTTAGACTTTGACAACTTATCTCGTGGAGAACGCAACCGCTTAATTTTGTCCTTGAGCTGGAGCTTTAGAGATGTTTGGGAAAGTTTATATCAGCCTATCAACTTGTTGTTTATCGACGAGTTAGTTGACAGTGGTATGGATAGTTCAGGAGTGGAAAACGCCCTGGCTATCCTGAAAAAGATGAGTCGCGAAAGCAACAAGAGTATTTGGTTGGTTTCACACAAGGATGAACTGGCAGGACGGGTGAACAATACCTTGCACGTGGTCAAAGAAAATGGCTTTACCAGTTACAACACAGATGTTGAAATCGTATAAAGTCCTACATATCGAACCCACAGATGTGTGTCAGGCCGCGTGTCCGTTGTGTGCTCGAGAAACTGATGTTGCATTTAATAAGAGCCGGCAACATCATTTGACTGTGGAACAAATCAAAGATTGTTTTTCAGAAGATGTTATTCACAGTCTAGACAAAATGTTCATGTGTGGCAACTACGGTGACCCTGCTGCCGGGCGCCATACTTTAGAAATATACAGATACTTTAGGTCTATCAATCCTGGCGTAGTGTTGGGCATGAATACCAACGGTGCGGTACAAGGTGCCCATTGGTGGAGTGAACTAGCTGGCATACTCAATCAGCCTCGAGACTATGTGGTGTTTAGCATAGACGGATTAGAAGATACCAATCATATATACAGAAAAAATGTAAATTGGAATAGTATTATGGTTAATACTCAAGCGTTCATTGATGCAGGCGGGAGTGCCCACTGGGATATGCTGGTGTATAAACATAACCAACATCAAGTTGATGCCTGCGAACAAATAGCACGTGACATGGGCTTTAAATGGTTTCGTGCCAAGGTCAGCAAGCGACCATATATTAACGGATTAGAGTTTCCTGTGGGCTGGCAAAATCCTGTGCAAGAGTCTGGTGATATTCAATGTATTGCCATAAAAGATTCAAGTGTTTATATAGATGCACAAGGCCGAGTAAGTGCGTGTTGCTGGTTGGGCAGTACGCAAACAGACTTTATTACCTTAGAGCAAGCACAGGCAACCTGGGCAACTGATCCACATCCTACTTGCCGTGCCACCTGTTCCGGCGTTAATAACAGTTTCACCAATCAGTGGCAACGTGAGGTAGAGTTATGTTAGCTACCTGGCACTTTCACATTGAAATAAGCTCAAAGTGTACCTTGCGTTGCCCTCGTTGTGCTAGACAAGAGGTCCCCGACACGTTGGTAAACACCGAACTAGACTTGGTGTTTTTTAAAAGAAACTTTACCGCAGAGTTTATTCTTGCAAATGTAGAAAAAATTACATTTTGTGGCGACGATGGTGATCCCATATATGCACACGATCTTATTCCCGTGATACAATATATCAAAAGTGTTAAACCTGTAGAAATTGTCGTTATCACCAATGGATCGCACAAACGAGAAACGTGGTGGTCAGAGCTGGGTAGTGTGCTAGACGACACTGACTCTGTACATTTTAGTATAGACGGTTGGGACAATGCCAGCAATAACTTGTATCGTGTCAACAGCGACTTTGACAGTATCATTAAAGGTATTGTGGGATTACGTCGCACAAGTACATGCCGGCTGGTTTGGGCCGCTATTGCATTTAAGTTCAATGAAGATCGACTTGACCACATGCAGTCAATGGCTCAACAGTTAAACATGGATACATTCCAGGTAACTCGTAGCACCAAGTTTGGTAGTGTGTATCCGGGATATGGTATCAATGATGCCCTAGAGCCCAGTGCTAAGTATGTTAGCAAGACACAGCGATTTGAACGAGAAGTCGTTGCTCTTACACAGAGAAAAGTGTACACTGAGCACAAGATTAATATCGACCTGTACAATCAAGTCCGAAGCAACGCAGAGATTGTGCCATTATGTGAAATAGGCAATAAAGGTTTGTATATAGATGCACAGGGAAGATTATTTCCGTGTTGCTGGGTAGCCAACAGATACAGCCACAATACCGAATGGCAGGAGTTGGCCAATAAATTTAATTTAACACAACGTACACTGACAGAAGTAGTAGCAGATCCTTTTTGGGAAGCAGAGTTTAAACAGTTTCAATGGCAAGAGTGTAGGACCAAATGTGCAAAAGCCGTGGTAAATCAAGACTACGCCACAAGTTGGTAACAAAGAGATAACTACTATGCATGTCATGGATTCACGAACAATCACTAGTAGAAACACTACCCGAAGACTGTGTTGGTTTTGTGTATTTGATAACAAACAAACTGACCGGTAGGAAGTATATTGGCAAAAAATTAGCAAAGTTTAGCCGGACCACTTACCGAATGGTCAAACTAAAAAATGGTAAAAAGAAACGCAAAAAGATTCGTGGTAAAATAAATTCAGATTGGCAAACATATTATGGTTCCAGTCCAGAGTTGACAAAGGATGTGGTTGCATTGGGTATTGACAACTTTACACGTGAGATATTATATTACTGTAAAAGCAAATCAGAATGCAGTTACATTGAAGCGAGAGAACAATTTGCTCGCAGAGTTTTAGAAACTGAAGATTATTATAACGGACACATACAGGTCCGTGTACATGGCTCACACATTATCAACAAGATTTAGCATACCCGACTCAAAGTCATTCTGCAATAAACACAAAGTTATACTCTTATTATGGAATCGCACTCTGTTTGGTCGAGGTAGCTCGACTCCCGTTGCGTAATGGTGAGATACCCATTGTAGATGTTCTCGGGTGTGCAAGGCAAATGCTAACTTAAGGCAAAAAATGGTCGGGGCCATGTGAAAAAGATACAACCCCAGCTTATAGGACTTGGATTTATCGTCGGGTCACTAGGGTTCCGTTGATATGTGAAGCTAGAGTAAGGGGTACCGGTCAACCGCCTCTGCGTAGGAAACTACAATCTCTTTATGATAAATGACTGCTGTCACTCAGATGATGCTCTCAAACTTTCACCGTTTATACGGTGAATTGTGACCACATAATCTAGATGATACGAAAAACAAACAAATAAAAAAATGTTGTTGAGCGATAGCGAAAACAACAGACTAACGAAGTTAGTCTTAGAAGAATGGCATTCCAGACTCTTTGGTAGTTTCCATGTTGTCTTTGATTATGTCACCAATAATCTGTCTTTCAGTTTGGCTCAGCATGATGGCTTCTTCGTAGCTGAGTCCACCACGCATGTACCAACAAAATCTTAGAGCCTCTCTTTTTACGGCTTTTGTCTCTTTGTCCAAACTTTCCAAGTATTGAACCACCTGCTCACGGTCTAGAGCCAAAAGCCTTAGGCGAAAAAATTAGCGTAGTCAAACGTGACCGGCACGTCGTATTCTTTCTGACAACCACGGCAAGCAAACTTGATGGGTCGGAGTTCGGCTGCAGTGCCCAGTTCTTTGAGTCGGTCTTGTATCTGCCGCATGATTTTGAAATCAGCTTGATTGTAAAATTCTGCGATAAATGCATTTTCTGCAACCTGTGTGCCGTCTTCGGTGGTGATGCTTTCGGTGCTGTTGACACAGATTTCAATGTTGAGATTGATTAGGCGTTGCAGATATGCATCTGTGGTGACTTTTTTGTCGTCATCAGAGATGTTGTCGTCGTTGACTGTGCGTAAGATCTGCTGTTCAGTAAAAGTGATCTGATTGGCATGATTGACCTGTTGATAACTCTGTGGGCGTATTTTGATGCTAAGACCATCTACCTCAATTGTTGTGTTGTAGTCCGGACAGGTCAAGGAGCCTACCAGATTTCCCAGATCCATGGCAAAACTGCTTTCTTCCCGACACTCGGGGCAAACAGTATCGAGGTCCATTTGGTTTCCGTAGCTGGCTATCCTGATGTTGAGCAATACTGCATCAGCATCTATGCTGGGCATGCGCCAGGCATCTTTGATGTTGGGGCAACAACTGTGGATCACATCAACCACGCCTTGCCCGTTGAGCAAGGCATCGGGTGTGCGTATGGTAATTTCGTCTCGAGCCGTCATTGGGTACACAGGTATTTCTCCGGATGCAGGTAATTCTAGCGTGCCTTCGGGCCAAAATTTGCCTTCGCTGGGCAATTTCATGTAAATTGCTGGCTGTCTGAAATGTTTGGACAACGGGTTTGCTGGTTTTTGATCCATGTTTTTTATCCCATAAATATAGTTGAATGTACACATATTTACCGGTAGAAAACCATGGCAGATAATAACGAAGAAAGCATACGTCGCGAAACTGAAGCACGCGAAGCTGCGACCAAAAGCACTGTAAACACTACCAAGCAGTTGGCTGATGCTTTTGAAGATCTGATTGATCGTAATAAAAGCGCCAAGGAAAAATTTGACAGACTCAACCGAGAACTAGATACCGGTAAAAAACGTCTGGTGGACATTGGCCCTGCCCTAGAAGATCTGCAGGAAAGCATTGAAAAAACTGCAGATGCTGGAGAACGAGCTCAACTGCAAGCTCAACTTGAACAGAAACAACAAGCAGCCAGCCGTGAACAGTATAGACGCATGGTAGTTGACAGCGGTGCTGCTATATTAGCAGCAGCTGGTAACTTTGGTGTTAATCTTACCAAGAGTGTGCTGACCAGTTATCAAAGTAACGCCAGTGCATTTCAAACTGCTGGTGATCTTGTCAATGTTGGCATAGACAGCGCCTCACAGGGATTCAAGGGCATAGCCAATGCTGCGTCGGTGGCCGGTGGCGGTCTCATGTTCCTGGGACCTAAGGGTGTGGCAGCCGGCTTGGCCCTGCAGGGCCTGGCAGTTGGTATCAATTTCCTTACTGATAAATTCTCAGATCTGGCCAAGTTTGGTATCAACGTTGCAGTCAAAGAATTAGAAACACAGACCAAGGCCTTTGCAGCTGCCAGTGCAGTGGGAGCCTTGTTCAGTCAAGGCATGGGCGAAATGCGTCGCACCGCAACTCTAGCGGGACTCACACAAGAACAGTTTGCTAAAGTCACATCAGAAAATGCTGAAACTTTTGCTCGATTTGGTGGCACAGTGGGTCTTGGTGCACAGAGGTTTGCTCAAATTAGCAAAGAGATGGGCAAATATCAAACTGGTCTGATCAAACTGGGTTACAGCATAGAAGAAATTGCCGACGGCACAGCACAGTTCATGTCCCTGCAGGCCGCATCCGGGCGAGGTCAACGCACAGATTATGCTAATCTTGCCAAAGAGACCGAAGCGTACCTAACCAATCTAAGAGTTATCTCGGCCTTTACTGGTGAAGACGCCAAAAAAGCACAGGCCAGAGCTAGAGAGGCCAGCACACAATTGGCCATTGATCAGCGAATAAGAACCATGGAAGCCCAGGGAGACACTGAAGCAAGACAGCGTTTTGAAGATCAAGTCAAGTTGTTGCCCGAGCCACTGAAAAAAGCATTCCAGCAAATGTTTGAATTTGGTACCATAACAGATCCAGCTCTGGCTGCTGCCGTGATGAACAATCGTGAAGCCATGGAACTGTTGACTTTATCAGTTCAAAATGCCAAAGATAAAAATGTCAGCGCCGCTGAAGCAGTGGCCAGATTCCAACAAAATCAAAACAGGCTACAAGAATCTGCTTTTAAAAACAATAAAGATTTTAATACAGCATTGGGTCAAAGTACATTAGGTATTGGTGCCAATGCAGAAATTACAGCGGTTGCTGCTGCATCTAACGAGTTGTTTAAGAAACGTATGGATTTGAGTGCCAGAACTGCCACAGAAACAGCCGACGATCAAAAGAAGACTTCTGATACACTCAGTGTAGCCACAGCAGATGCTGTAAAATCCATGCAGGATCTGAGAATACAGATACAAGAAAAACTCACCGGCGCTATCACAAATTTTGCGAACTTTATTCCAGATATTATCAAGGGCATAGATGATGCACTACGAAAAGCTGGAATTTTTCTCACAAAATCGGGCACAGGTGATACAAATACAGGCATTCCAGGAACCAATATAGAATTTGGCGGCGGAGGCGAGACAGGTGCCAAAGCCACCCCGGGAACTGATACTGAAATCATGGCCGCTCGTAGATCAGTGGCTAAACAACAAGTAGCTGATCTTGGAACTAAAGGACTCAAGCTCAAAAGTGAAGAAGCCGTAGCCGGTGGACCAGTTACCACGCCACTGATGGAACTGGCCTATCTGATTCAAAACAACTTAGGCGCTAATCTCAAATATTTCAGTGGTCTCAATGACACCGGAAGAGATGCTAATTCCAAGCACAAATCTGGTACAGCACTGGATGTGGTTCTGACCGATCCTCTCAAGTATGAAAGCACTTTGGCAATGATCAAAGATTTGCCTGGAGTTTCTTTTGCACAGTTTGAGCAAAAAGGGCAAAAGAATGCCAATGGTAGTGTGGCCACAGGCGATCACATACACGCCGAAGTCAAAGCTGCACAAGGTGCCATCATATCGGCCAGCACAGGTGGCACCAATGTAACAGTAGGCGAAGGTGGCGCCAGCGAAGTGATTGCACCACTCAAAAACGGACGCTTGCCCGGCATGGATGAAATGATCGAACGACTAGATCAAATGATTTTGGTTATGAAAGATCACAGAGACACTTCGGAAAAGATCTTCAACGCTACAGCCTAACAGGCTATAAATACAGCATACGAGAGAAAACATATGGCCGGTTGGAAAAAGTATTTCAAGACAAGTAACTTACCCAGTAACGTAAGCCCTCTAGGCGGCGGTCGTGCCCCAGATCCGGGTTTCCGCAACTATCAAAGCCAGTTGCCCGAAGTCTATACCGGCCAACCCAATCGTGTTGAACGCTACAATCAGTATGAGCAAATGGACATGGACTCAGAAGTCAATGCGGCCTTGGATATCCTAGCTGAGTTTTGCACTCAAAAGAATGCAGAAAATCACACATCATTCACCATCAAGTTCAAAGAATCTCCGTCGGACAACGAAGTAAAAATCATCAAAGAGCAACTACAACAGTGGGTGGCTCTCAACGACTTCAATCAACGCATGTTCAAAATAGTACGCAACGTGCTCAAATACGGAGACCAGGTTTTTATCCGTGACCCAGAAAACTTCAAGTTGTACTGGACAGAAATGAGCAAGGTCACCAAGGTCATTGTCAACGAAGGCGAAGGCAAAAAGCCCGAGCAGTACCTGATCAAAGATATCAATCCCAACTTCCAAAATTTAACTGTGACCGCAGTGGCCACATCGGACACCTACATGAATCACCCACAGGTGGGCGGACCGTCGGGCAGTTACACACAACCACAGAGTCCGTTTGGTGGTGGTAGTCGTTTTAGTCACGCTCAAAACGAAGCTGCTGTCAATGCTGAACATGTCATGCACATCAGTCTAACCGAGGGCCTGGATGTGTATTGGCCATTCGGCAACTCAGTGCTGGAAAACATTTTTAAAGTGTTCAAGCAAAAAGAACTGCTCGAGGACTCAATCATTATCTATCGTGTACAACGTGCTCCGGAACGTAGAATTTTCAAGATTGACGTGGGCAACATGCCCACACACATGGCCATGGCCTTTGTGGAACGTATCAAAAACGAAATACATCAGCGCCGTATTCCCACACAATCGGGTGGCGGCAACAACATGATGGATGCCACCTACAATCCACTCAGCACCAACGAAGACTACTTTTTCCCAACCACAGCAGATGGTCGCGGAAGCAGCGTGGACGTGTTGCCCGGCGGTCAAAACCTAGGCGAAATCACCGACCTACGTTTCTTTACCAACAAACTATTCCGAGGACTGCGTATTCCCAGCAGTTACTTGCCTACCACTGCTGAAGATGGCAGCCAATCTTACAACGATGGTCGCGTGGGCACAGCCTTGATCCAAGAATGGCGGTTTAACCAGTACTGTCAACGTTTGCAGGGCATGATTGCTGACAAAATGGATTCGGAGTTTAAATTATTCATGCGTTGGAGAGGTTTCAACATCGACGGCAGTCTGTTTGATCTGGCATTCAACGAGCCACAAAACTTTGCACAGTATCGTCAAGCCGACATTGATGCGGCTCGCATTGCCACATTCACGCAACTGGAACAGTATCCATATCTCAGCAAACGATATCTGATGAAACGATATCTGGGCATGACCGAAGCAGAGATTGCTGAAAATGAAAGTGCCTGGGCTGAAGAACGCGGCGACACCGAATTGGCACAGGCCGAAGCACCTGGTTTGCGTGGCGTGGGCATCAGTCCTGGCGGTTTGGCTTCTGACTTAGAGGGGCTAGGACCCGAACCCACAGCTGGAGCACCCGCGGGTGGCCCAGAAATGGCCGGCAGTGCTGCAGGTCCTGGGGCCGCTCCGGTACCCGGTACTGCTGCTCCAGCACTTTGATCTCATAAAGGTTAAATACTAGCATGATCATCACAGAATTATTTGACCCAGCACCGCATGGATATCAGGACCAAAAGAGCGATAATAGCACTCTTAAAATGTCTGATAGTCGTAAAACTCGCTTGACTTTGGCACACTTGAATCAGCTGAGACAGGCACATGATGTGCGTAAATTAGAGCATGAAAAGAAATTAAAAGCAGTAAGCAAACAATATCAACCTGCGCCTGAAGCCGGTGCTGCCCCGCTTGGCCTATAATTATCAGGTCAAAATCCTTCAAAAACTACCCATTTAACCCTGAAAACTGCGTATATTTGTAAATACTCTTACAAAGCCACTTTTTAAGGAGTTCTTATGAACAAGTTTGAGAAATTAATTGAGTACATCATCAATGATGAAGACCAAAAAGCACGTGAGTTGTTTCACGACATCGTAGTAGAAAAAAGCCGCGACATTTACGAAAGTATCATGGACGAAGAGCAGGTTGAAGAAACCATGCAAGGTCCTGTTGAAGGCGAGCAAGTAGAAGCCATGGTTGACGAAATCAGCCAGGAAGAAGCTGTTGGCGAAGGCGACGAAGAAGGTGATCAAGAGTTTGATCTTGACCCAGACAGCGATCAAGACGACGGCGAAATGACCGGAGATTTGCCAGCTGATGACATGGTGCCGATGGGCGGCGAAGAATCCGACGAAGAAAAGATTATGAGCATAGACGCCAAATTGGACGAGTTATTGGCCAAGTTTGATGAAATCATGGGCGACAAGGCCGGTGATGACATGGGCGGTGATGACATGGGTGCCAAACTGCCAGAAATGGGCATGATGGAAGCAGCCGACGAAGATGAAGAAGACTGCGATGACGAAGAAGACAAGGAAAAAGAAGAGAAGAAAGATGAGCCAAAAAGCGAATCCAAAGCTCCTCGCAAATCCACATCTACTTCTGAACTGATGCGTGAATATGTAGACCGCATTGGCGACATCTACGGTGGTGCAGGTGATGCCGCTGAAGGTGACGCTGTAGGTGCAACAGGCAAAAAGACCGGTGTAAATGCCAAGTCTATCACAGGTCCTGGTGCTGATTTTGGTGGCAGTACTGCCAGTAGCAAAGGTGGCGAGCAAAACCAAGACGGTAACTCTGCTCCAAGCACAGACAAACCACAAGATATCAAATCTGGTAACATCAATGTACCAGGCGGCAAAGCAGGTAATGCATTCAAGACCAAAGAAGCCGCAAAAACAGGCGAAGGTTCGACTACAGACGGTTCAGTGCCTGTAAGCGACAAGAGCCCAGTTCGTAAATAATTAGGAACTACAAATGGCTTTGTACCTAAAAGAGAATCTTACGTTTGATCGGGCAGGTATCATTGTTGAAACTGTTGACGAAGGCGGTAACAAGACTCTCAAAATGGAGGGTATATTCATAGAAGGCGGAGTAAAGAACGCCAACGAACGAGTATACCCTGTCCATGAAATTGAAAAAGCCGTTGGTACCATCAACAAACAAATCAATGAAGGTTATTCTGTGTTGGGCGAAGTTGACCATCCAGATGACTTGAAAATTAATCTAGACCGCGTAAGCCACATGATTGAAAAAATGTGGATGGATGGACCTACCGGACGTGGAAAATTAAAGGTATTACCAACCCCAATGGGCAAACTAGTGGAAGCCATGATCACATCAGGCGTCAAACTGGGTGTAAGCTCACGTGGAAGCGGTAATGTCAACGAAGGAAGTGGACACGTTAGTGAATTTGAAATCATTACCGTAGACATTGTAGCACAACCTAGTGCACCTCATGCATATCCCAAGGCCATCTATGAAGGTCTTATGAACATGCGTGGTGGTATGCAGGTATTTGAAACGGCACGTGAAGCCGCTCAAGATCAAAAAGTACAGAAGTACCTTGAAGAAGGCATTAAACGCCTGATCAAAGATTTGAAACTATAGGAGAAATATCCAATGTTAGATGCTATCAAACCATTGTTGGATAACGGAATCATCAATGAAGAAACCAAGACAGCTATTGCTGAAGCTTGGGAATCACGCATTGTTGAAGCCAAAGAACAAGTTCGTGCAGAATTACGCGAGGAATTTGCTCAACGTTATCAACATGATAAGGCAGTAATGGTTGAAGCTCTAGACAAAATGGTAACAGAGTCTCTCACTGCTGAACTCTCTGAGTTTGCAGACGAAAAACGACAATTAGCAGAAGACCGTGTTGCATTCAAGCAACAGATGGTCGAAAGTGCAGGCAAGTTCAACGATTTCATGGTTACTAAACTAGCCGAAGAAATCAAAGAACTGCGCCAAGATCGTAAAACATACGAGTCGGCAATTGCCAAACTCGAACAGTTTACAATCCATGCATTGGCAGAAGAAATCAAAGAATTTGAACAAGACAAACAAGCGGTTGTTGAAACCAAAGTTCGTTTAGTTACTGAAGGCAAAGCCAAACTGGCCGAGCTACAGAAGAAATTTGTTGAGCAATCAGCCGCTGCAGTAAAAGAGGCCGTAACCAGTTCGTTAGAGTCAGAATTGACTCAACTAAAAGAAGACATCCAAGTTGCTCGCGAGAACATGTTTGGTCGTCGTCTGTATGAAGCATTCGCCAGCGAGTTTGCTGTTACTCACCTCAATGAGAACAAGCAGATCCGTGAGTTACAATCCACAGTGGACATGGTAACTGAGAAGTTGTCTGAAGCAGTCCAGGCAATTGAAAACAAGAAGGCTTTGGTTGAATCAAAGGAAAAAGAAATTCGTATTATCAAAGAAACAGCAGAACGCAAAGAACGTGTTGCAGAAATGTTGAAACCTTTGAACAAAGAGAAGGCCGCAATCATGCGTGACCTACTTGAAAGTGTGCAGACTGATAAGCTACAGTCCGCATATGAAAAGTATCTACCAGCTGTACTAAATAACACACCAGTGGCCAAGCCAGCAACCGAAAAAGTTGCTCTAACCGAGAGTCGTGTTGTTGAAGTAACTGGTGATAAAACTGCTAAAACTGCCGTTGAGTCTCAACAAGCAAAAGATGTAATGTCTAATGTTTTTGAAATGAAACGTTTAGCAGGGCTTAATTAAACCCTAAAAGGAAAGAGGAAATATTATGACACAAGCATTATTAGAAAGCCGTTGGGGCGAGACCAAAGATGCCCTGCTAGAAGGCCTACAAGGTTCCAAGCGAACCACAATGGGTGTAATCCTTGAGAATACACGCAAAATGTTGGCAGAAAGTGCAACCGCTGGTGCAACACAAGCTGGTAACGTAGCAACACTTAACCGTGTGATTCTACCTGTTATCCGTCGTGTTATGCCAACAGTTATTGCTAACGAAATCGTTGGTGTACAACCAATGACAGGTCCTGTTGCTCAGATCCATACACTACGTGTTCGCTATGCTGACACAGTAAGTGATAGTTCTAGCTATAGTACCAGCACAACAGCAGGTGATGAGGCTCTAAGCCCATTCAAGATTGCTGTTGCATATTCTGGTAGCAACACAACAGGTCAAGGTAACGCAACATCATCTGCTGAAGGTACAGCAGGTAACAAGATCAACGTACAGATCTTGAAGCAAGTTGTTGAAGCCAAAACACGTAAGTTAAGTGCTCGTTGGACATTTGAAGCTGCACAAGACGCACAGTCTATGCATGGTTTGGATGTTGAGGCAGAAATTATGGCTGCCCTGGCACAAGAAATCACTGTAGAGATCGATCAAGAAATTCTTGGTAGTCTACGTGCTCTTGCCGCTACTGACGCTGCATACGACCAAGCTGCCGTTTCTGGTACAGCCACATTCGTTGGTGACGAGCATGCCGCTTTGGCAGTTCAGATCAACCGTGTTGCTAACTTGATCGCTCAGCGTACACGTCGTGGTGCTGGTAACTGGGCTGTTGTAAGTCCAGCTGCATTGACAGTGCTACAAAGTGCTACAACTTCTGCATTTGCTCGTACAACAGAAGGCACATTTGAAGCTCCTACAAACACCAAGTTTGTTGGTACATTGAATGGCGCAATGAAAGTGTATGTTGATTCATATGCAAGCGACAGCCAAGCTGTTTTAGTTGGTTATAAGGGTTCAAGCGAGGCAGATGCTGCCGCGTTCTATTGCCCATATATCCCCCTAATGAGTTCTGGTGTTGTTCTAGATCCATCTACATTTGAACCAGTCGTATCGTTTATGACACGTTATGGTTATGTAGAGTTAACAAACACAGCGTCTTCGCTAGGTAATGCTGGTGACTATGTTGGTGAGATCTCTGTAGCAAACCTATCGTTCCAATAAAAAGGAACAAATCAACCCAGGGATGGGAAGGTTCAGAAAAGCACACTCCGGTGTGCTTTTTTGTTGGCTGACGTTTCTGCGTGATAAGTAAATGTGTAGCAACAGCTACAGCTCGTGTTTAACACACATACACACAAAGGAGGAAACCATGAGCAAAACACCTTACGAGATCCGTCTCGAACTTCTCAAAATGGCCAATGAAATCTTGATCACACCAGTGTTCCAGACACGTGAAGCCAAATTACAAGAATATCACAGCAAATTAACAGATGCCAATCGCGAAAGCCAGGCATTTCCAACCTTGCCAGATTTTCCGTCTAGTACAGACATTATAGCCAAGGCCGAAGAACTTAAACGGTTTGTAGACCAAGCATAATGGAAAGGCTCTTCGGAGCCTTTTTTGTTTAATAAGTAATAGTATGAAACAATTATTAGTGGCCTTTGGTGATTCGTGGACCTTTGGTAGTGAGTTAGACATTCCCAGAGAAGATCCTTGGCCAAAACATTTGGCAGATCAACTTGGTACAGAATACGTAAACATGGGAGTACCAGCCAGCAGCATTGGGCACACCACTGTGCAACTATTTGATTTTATAAAACAGTATCCTGATTTTAAATCACACAAACTTATTTTCATGGTTGGGCTTACTGCTCCATCTAGATATCTCAGTTATAACAATCAGGGCAAAGAATTTATAAACATAACATCGGAAGCACCATACAGCACCAGCAACATACATTTTTCAGGTCGTCCACCCGAATGTGTGATGCACATGCAAGACTACGCTCAGCTGACTTACAAGTATGTGGAAGACGGCTTATACAACGAATTTTTAGGAGTGCAGACAGTTTTTCAATTTCAACAATTTTGTTTTAACAACAACATAGATTGTCTGTTCTTCAGTTATTTTGGTAAATTGATCACAGACACGTACGGATACATGTTACGCAAAGATTTGATTTATCCAAACACAATCACTCATGCACTGACTGGACAAGAATATGACCTGCCGGGCATACGTGAACACAAATATTTTGTTGGCAAATTGTTTCATCCTAACATAGCAGGACATCAACAGATAGCACAAATACTCCATGACCAATACATACAAACCTACGGTTAACACTGTGGGCATTGAGGGAGATGACATACCCTATCATTTGAGTTTATTAGATCACGATGCTAACAGTTTTGACACTGACGTTTGTTTTTGGCCCTTGGTTGACCATTACAACGCACATGGACCTGATTGGCACAACACATACCTGAACCGTGCCAAATCCAGCCGTGCTGTGATTTTTTATGATCTAGTCAACACAGGAGATTACGAACACACCAAGTTCTGTGAATTTGTCAGCAACTTTGACCATCCACGCAAGATATATCTTACAGCAAATCAAAGTACGGAGTTAAAATTGGCCAATGTAGAAATTGTACCCTGGGATTTTATGTGGAACCGATACCGCAGTTATTATACAGAAACTGTTCCGTCTAATAGTCTGTATCTGCATCACTATGCCGGGCCCAAGGCCTATCAAATTCCCCAATTGGATTTTGACAAACAACGTGCCAGAAAGTTTTTGAGCATGACCGGACGAGAGTTTGGCTACAGAACCAATCTCTATGAAGCAGTCAAGGATTACAGCGAAGGATACGTGAGCAATCGCAACCGCGGCATTACCCTGGAAGGTCATCCTGTAACAGGAGCCTTTGAACCTGTGCCCAACACGTTTTACGAGGACAGCTATGTCAGCATTTACTGTGAAAGTAATTTTTTACGCACAGATCTTGTACACATCACAGAAAAAACCTATGAGCCCTTGACCAAAGGCCATGTGATCTTGCCGTTCAGCAATCCGGGAACCATACGTAGACTAAAGGCCATGGGATTTCAAATGCCTGACTTTGTGGACTACAGTTTTGACAGCATTAGTGATCCACACACAAGATTTAAGGCTGTGCTAGAACAATTCAAAAACCTCATGATGCAAAATTTGCCCAAATTGTACAAACAAAATCAATCGTTGTTTGAGCACAATCAGGCCTGTGTTAACAAGATTGGTTACGACCAAAGAATATTAAAACTGTATGACATTTAAATTTTATTCTGGCTTGACCTTTGAAGACAGCATTGATCACCGTCAAGCAGACTGGACACCAGACAATGTGTATACCTATAGACAGTGGTATGAAGAAGACATACAAGGACGTGATACTCTACTGATCATGGTAGGTGATAGCTGGACCTGGGGAGATCATTTGGGCTGTATAGACTGGAATGTGGCATCAAACGATCCGTGCCGACAGCAACAAATAGCCGGCCGCCACTTGTCTAACCTGTTGGGTGCTGACTGGGTGAACTTGGCCCGTCCGGGCTGTAGCAACTACTGGATGCTGGAAAAGTTACAAGACCTGGCACCGTACATTCAACAAGCTAACTACGAAAAGATTCATGTGGTAGTTACCTTGACTGAAGATCTCCGTGAAGCCGAATACACTCGTAGAATTAGAGTGGAAGAGCCTTATCAACAGATGTGGTCAGGCAGTGATACCATTGAAACATTTTTACGTCAGGTTGAAAACTATTTGTTTTTGAATTTGGAAACCTATTTCAAACAGCTACCTCGGGTGTCGGCACATATCAGTCGGGCATTTACAGATGTATGGCCCAGTAACTCGAGCCCTTTGTTGTTGAGCCGGTCCTGGTGTGATGTCATACAGGATCGGGTACAGTTTGATAACTATCAACGACCTGTCCCTTTTATTGGACAGATGAGCATAAATCCACTCCGAGAAAAATACATCCGGAATAACATAGAACGCAAGTTGGAATTCTTAGATATCATGGAACGTGTGGGCACTCGCTGGCAGTTCCTTGGTGCCAGTGATTACAATCTC